AGACTTTGCTTATTAAATGGGGTGTAATATGACGAAAAATCAACAAGTTACGGGGGCAAATATGTCTGACCAGCAACGAGAGATGCAACACAAGATTCATATTCAAACTATGATGAATCCTGATCCTGATTTCCTAGATTTAGAACCTCATATATCTTTGCAAGAATTAATTGAATATCATATTGCTTTTAATGTGGATGTTTTTTCTGATTTTTATGATGAAGTTGAAGTTCAAAATCAAGTAAAAAATATTATTTATGATTCTAAAGATGACAAGCTAGGTCGCATTAAAGATGTTTATGATGCGGAAATTAAAAGGCTAGCAAAATTCATAGCTGAAAACTATGAAAGAGATAGTTTTGCAAGATGGGCATACAATGATACAATCTCGCATGTAATTTAACGAAACTTTTTAGGATAAGATAAGATGAAAACTTCCGAAAGCATCAAACAGATAGCTGAAGCTTTAGTATCGGCGCAAAAAGAAATTAGATTTGCCGTTAAAGATTCAACTAATCCTCATTACAAATCCAAGTATGCCAATATCAATTCAGTTATTGATGCCGTTAAAGCGCCACTTAATAATAATGGGATTGCTATTCTTCAATCATTAAGCCCATCAGACGACAATAAACTCCACCTGACAACGAGGTTACTCCATAGCTCGGGCGAGTGGTTGGAAGATACTGCCGTCTGTCCTTTACAAAAGCAAGATAGCCAGGCATTAGGTAGTTGCGTTAGTTATATTCGCCGTTATTCGATTTCTAGTTTTCTTGCTTTGTATGCAGACGATGATGATGGCCAATCCGCAGTTCTTAATGCAGCCGACTATTTACAAAGAATTAGTCAATCACAATCATTAGAAGAACTTCAGGCTAATTATAATTTTGTAATGGGTGAAGTTAAGAATGACCGCACTTTATCTAAAATGGTTATTGAAGCTAAAGACAAAAGAAAGGCGGAGTTATGATGGAAGGATCAAGAAACAGTAATTTTTACGGAGTGACGCTACCCTATTCCGCGCAAGAATTAATGGCTATAGAAGCCCGAAAAACAAGAATAGAAGCTATTAAAAGAGAGCTGGGCGATAAATACTTATTAGCTCCTTTATATGGCAAAATTCAAAGCCCGAAATTATGAATGGCACTTATTCTTATAAACAAAGAAATAATGTCGTCAATATAGCGGAAATGTTATTTGAATCTTATTGCCAATCAAAAGGATATTTTTATAGAAGATTAGGCTTTGATGAGAAAAACGATCCAATTCCTAATTTTTATGACCTTAATACTTTTATTAGAAATATGCCTGATTTTTATATTAACAATAATGGTAAGGCTGGGTTAATAATGGTAAAGGGAACTGCCAATATTAAAGCTTCAGAAATTAAAATGTTTCCAATGTTTATGGAATGGTATAGCTCTGAAAAATGTCCTTTGCTTTATGCTTTTTGTTTTAAGAATCAAAAACCTTTATTGCTTCATCCTGATAGATTAATAAGCCTTTATGAGCAATCAATAGATCAGCAATGGCATGATGGCGTTACTTATAGAAACTTAAATTTAAACAAGGAAACTACATGAAATTAGAAGAAAGAATTATTAGGGATGTAATTCAGGGATCGGAAAAATGGCAAGCGCTCCGCATCGGGAAGATAGGCGGTAGCCGTATTGCAGATTTGCTTACTGAAGGCAGATCAGGTGGCGAATCATTAACCCGTAGAAAATATAAAAATGAATTAATCAGGGAAAGATTAACAAGTAAAAAATTAGATACTTGGAAATCGCCCGCAATGATAAGAGGTATCGAACTTGAGCCGTTGGCGCGTTCTTGGTATGAAGTTAAGCATAATGTCTTTGTGGATCAAGTAGCCATTGTTAAACATCCTACAATTGAAAATGCTCAATGCAGTCCTGATGGAATTGTATTTGCTGACAAGCCATATCTAATTGAGCTAAAAGCGCCCGATCCAAGTAACCATTTGGATAATTATTTAACAGGTGGCAAACAATTAGAACAATATTACGACCAATGCATGTGGCAATTAGCCTGTATGCCTGAAATGGAATTTTGTGATCTCGTTTCTTTTGATCCCGACCTTACTGGATTAGAAGGATTTGTGAAGCGTATTTATCGTGATGATAAATATATTAAAACAATGGAAGATAAGGTGATCTTATTCTTACAGGAAATAGAAACTACTGTTAATAACTTAAAGGAAATACAAAATGGCAATAACTCATGATTTAATCGCTAAAACAGGCGAGTATGTAAACAAAGAAGGCGAAACAAAAGCTCGCTGGACTAAAGTTGGAGTTGCAATGTCTAATAAACAAGGCGGCACTTCACTTCTTATTGAATCTATCCCTGTCAATTTTGACGGCTGGGTAACAATGAGAGAGCCACAAGCTAAAGATGGTGCAGGATCAAGTTCAAATGCAACTGATTCAGCAATGCCATTTTAATGATTTTACTGATGGCGTAAGCCACAATGTAGCCCATAATTAATTTGCAGTATTTATTAATTAAAGGGGAAATATTATGTGGACAACTCCAGCAGCTACAGAAATGAGATTTGGTTTTGAAGTAACTATGTATGTTATGAATAAATAGTTATTTTAAAAGGTGAATAGCGTTCTTCAGAAAATCGGTATTTACCAATAATTAAGGGGCTTAAAATGCCCCTTTTTTATTAAAGTTTCATGCAAATTGTTTTCACTTTTTTTATATAAATCAATGATTTGAATGAAAACGGATGTAAAGTATGCCTTACATTATTTAATGTAATGATCGCCTGTATTATTATTAAGACCAATCATATCAATCTTATCTTGATCCCATGATGTTGTTTCATCGGAATCATAATATCGTTCTTCATAAAGTTTATTCTTTTTATTACCCCAAATCTTTTCGTAGTTCTCATCATACAAACTTTTTTGTTTAAGCTTATTAGTTGATCCTTTACCAGCTTCCGAATATTTACTCATAGTTTTCTCTCACCCAATTAGAAAAGTTAATTAATTCATCTTTATTAGCAGTAAGCTTCATAGCATTAGCTTTGAAAGATATTACCTGAATATTGCCTTTAATGTAACCTTTTGCATTATCTATGCGATCAAGGCTAGGGCTTAAATCACGATTACCATCAATTGATTTTTTAATAGGAAGTCCAAGAATAGGACAGGTTTCAGGAATAACTATATCGGATATTTCTATATTGAATTCAATACCTTTTTTTAAAGCACGATGTCGAGCTAACTGAAAAAGATTTTTCTCTCGGTTCTTGTCTTTCCAAGCCCTTAAATAATCTTTTGTTTTGCTTTTATCTTTTAAGGGCATTATTTTATTTTTTAAATTTAGAACGCGCCCATTCAAAAATCCTTATGCAATACCAAACTATTGATAACAACGCCGCAATAGCTGGTAAAAATTTCATAACAGTTCCTAAAACTGTAATTCCCGAAACTGTATCTAATACATGCTTCGTGTGTTCTTGCATATCCATATTATTTCTTTCTACTAATTAATGAGATGGCGTTCGAGAGCCATAAACAAATCGCCGCTAGAAGATATATAACAGAGAGAACCATCAGATAATAAAATAACCAAATAATTCTTATTATCGTAGTAATCAGAGCCAACATCTTTGATTGTTTTATTTTGTAGAAAATCGAATATGTCATCAATGGTTTCATGAGAACTTTGCATTTAAACTTTCTATCACTATTTCAGGACTAACAAATTTATTTGCATCATGTTCTGTATGTTCCCACCATAGGAATTGGTTTTGAACCAAATTGTTTCGATCCTTTAGAAGATTAATATTTTCAGGATGTCCAAATATTATAGGATCAGAAACAGACCATAGCACTATACCATATTTTTTATGATCCCAACAAAAATGTTGAAAAAAAGAATCGCAGCTTATCCATGTTCTGCATTGATCCACAAGGCTTGCAAGTTCTGTTAGTGATAAATTCTTTTTAAAATCATCAACTAATTGTTCTTCACCTTCTATGCCTACTTGAACTATTGGCTCATCAATTAGTCTAATAAGTTCCTTCCAGTAAGGATAATTCTTTGGATTGATTTTTCCATTTCTTAAAGCTTTAGAATAAGGACTAATAATTATCATAGATATAACTTTCTAAATGCTTTTTCTAAACTATCAGTCCAATTCCATTCAGCCATTTTTTTATAGATACTCCATTGATCTATATCACCAAATAAAGACATAGCTTCAGATATTGGCCTTCCAGGAACTATATCAGGAAAACAAGTAAATACTTCAGCGTTTGTAATATCCTTCAATACATTTTTAAATACAATATGATCGCCCATACCTACATTTAAAACTACAATTTTTTTGTCTTTATAGGCTAAAGTGTTTCTAAAGATTAATTCATCATGGTGATATAGTTGTTGATTTGATTCTGATCTAATTCCACCTTGTGGGTTTTTAAGATGCCAAGTATTTGCATGTGGAGCTGCAAGAATTGTATATCCTTTTAGGTATAATCCATAAGTAAATAAAGTTTCTTCTCGGTGCGCTACCCTTGAAAGCCCTAAATTGTAATCATGCACTCCAGCGCGATAAAGAAACGAACAATGAAGATGTTCAACTTCTTTTAGCTTCTTTATTTCCGCCCATTGAATATTAGGTTCTTTATCAATATCTTCTATTTTGCCTGTGTTTTTAGATGTATCAGGATTAACAGGTAAAGTTAATATAGCTCCGCCTATAGCGCCAACATCGTCATTAATCCAAGAATATAATTCTTCTAATACATTTGGTTCGGGTATTGCATCATCATCCACTCGCCATACCCAATCATAACCCATGCGATTAGCTGATTGATGAATATGGTGCTGGCCTTTTTTAGCTGCATATACCCATTCCCATTTAATGCCCTTGTAATCCATAATGCTAAATAAATGTTGATAAATATTATTATTGCGGACATCTTCAGGCTCATCATTGTCATCAAATATAACAAGTTTATCAGGCAATTTTGTCTGATTAATTATAGCGTTAAGAGCTAAAGGTAAAGTAGTTTGGTAACGACCTCTTGTTGCTATAGAGCATAAAACTTTAGCCACGATCCCACCTCATAATCATAAGATTAAATCTATTTTTCTCATTAATTTCAGGTAAAGTTTCCGAAATATAACCATGCTCATTGATATAGTTATAATGGAAGTCAGGAAAGTGTGATTCGTTTAAGCCATGAAGCTTGTGGTGTTCACCCCAAAATCCTACAGGCTCATTATGCGGAGTTGTTAATAAAAGTCTTTTGCAATGTTGTTTAAGTTTTTGTGCTATCTCAAGTCCATTATCAAGATGCTCAATCAACTCAAAAGCAATTATGGTGTCGTATTGAGCTAAAGGATAGGTGTTGATATCAGCGTTAGTAAAAGATGCGTTTAAGCCCCATTCCTGTTCGCGGGCGACATCTATAATGATAGGATCGTAGTCTAAACCTATATAGTTTGAATTATTTGGAAGGAATTGAGAGCCATAACCTGTTGAACAACCTATTTCAAGAATGTTCTTGCCTAATAGATTGCGGTTAGCCCAAAGATAACGAGTGGCTTCTCTAGGAAAGACTGGATCGCCTTTTAGAAAAACCGCTCGCTCGTAATTGTTTGTAAGCAAATATCTGTAATGATTTTGGTCATGCTCTTTAAAGTATGCCAAAACTTCTTGTGTTATCTTGTCCATGTTAATCCTTTATATTGGATATATTGCTAATACCCTATCGTTTAATGCTAATGCAGTTGTTGTAAATGTAGTTCCGCCCGATACTGTGCAATCAGTTCCATTAACAAGTATAACCCCATTAACTGAAATTTGAATCTTATCTGCGGTATAAGTGCTTGTAGTTGTAAATGATGTTTGAGCGGCAGTTGCAGTATAGGCATTATAAATTAAATTGCCAACTAAACTTGCTTGAACGCCACTATATCCTGAAAATCCTGAAAAGCCTGATATACCGCTTCCTGAATAACCACTAAAGCCACTAATTCCACTAGCCCCATTAGCACCGCTGAATCCTGATATTCCTGAAGCGCCATTGATACCGCTGAAGCCGCTTGAACCTTGTTCGCCACTATAGCCACTAAAACCTGAATATCCGCTAATTCCTTGAATGCCTTGTTCGCCTGAATAACCGCTGAAGCCGCTAATTCCTGATGCACCGCTGAATCCACTATAGCCACTAAAACCACTATAGCCGCTGAATCCTGACACACCATTAACAAGAGCAAATATTAAATTATGATTGTTAGCAAAACCTGTAGTGCCTGTGCCTGCGCTTGAAATTAAAGTAACAGGATAAGCCCAATATGATGTAGAAGTTCCTGCATTATAGTGAACAGGCGTTCCATTAATTTCCCAAGTTTGTTGATTAGCACTTGCACTAGCATCTTGAATAACAAATTGCTCTGTAACTTTTAATAAAGCTAAATAAACATCAATATCAACATTTTGTTCTGTAAGATGTGAAACATTAACTGCCGTTGCACTCACTTGAGTTGCATTATTCCAGCTAATCGCACCATCGCCTGGATAACCTGAAGTTGCACCTGTGTTAGCATGATATTCAAAAAAGCTTGATGATGATCCTGGAGTTCCGCTAAAGCCGCTGATTCCTGAATAGCCTGATGCACCGCTGATTCCTGAAAATCCTGATGCACCTACTTGCCCGCTGAATCCGCTGAAACCACTTAATCCTGAAAAACCAACCTGACCACTAAATCCGCTAAAGCCGGAATAGCCTGATTGACCATCTTGACCTGAATATCCGCTTAACCCATTGATTCCACTAAATCCTGATTCGCCTGAATAACCGCTAAAACCACTTACTCCCGATCCGCTATATCCTGAAAAACCTGATATGCCGCTGAATCCGCTGAAGCCGCTTGCACCTACCTGACCTGACCAGCCACTATATCCTGATTCACCTGATGCGCCAACTTCGCCACTATAGCCACTATAACCTGAAATACCCGATCCACTATAGCCTGAAAAACCGGATATACCGCTAGCACCATCTTGGCCTGAAAATCCGCTGATTCCTGAAAAACCACTTATGCCTTGCGGCCCTGCTTCGCCACTATATCCTGAAAAACCACTAACGCCTGATCCACTATAACCGCTGAATCCGCTGATTCCTGATGCACCATTTTGGCCTGAAAAACCACTATAACCTGATTGGCCATCTTGTCCACTATAACCGCTAAATCCTGAAATACCTTGTGGCCCTGCTTCACCGCTATAACCACTATAGCCACTTATTCCTGATCCTGAAAATCCGCTAAAGCCACTTATGCCACTAGCTCCATCTTGTCCGGATTGGCCGCTAAAACCTGACGCTCCTTGTGCGCCACTAAATCCGCTAATGCCTTGAGGGCCTGTAGCACCGCTATAACCGCTGATACCTGATCCTGAATAACCGCTGAAGCCTGATTGTCCACTAAATCCGCTTAAACCATCTTGACCTGAAATTCCACTAAAACCTGATACGCCTTGAGGGCCTGCTTGACCGCTAAAGCCTGAAAAACCACTTGTGCCTGATCCTGAATAACCTGAAAATCCTGAAATACCTGATCCGCTATAACCTGAAAAACCGCTATAACCTGAATAGCCTGAAACGCCTGATCCGCCCGAAAAACCAAGCCCACTATAACCTGAAAAACCGGAGTAACCTGATGCCCCTGAAGTTCCAATAATTCCGCGATCAACAGTTAAAGTTACATCCGCCGCTGATTGAATTGATGCATTAATAATAGCCATTTTAGTTTATCACTCCGTCTGATCTTACTAGGAATAGTAAGAAAATAATTAAATCTTGAGCAGGTGTTGAGCCACTTGCAGGATAAGAAATTTTAATGCGACCTGAAAAGCCTACACAGTTTTCAGCATTAATATCTAATTGAGGATCGCTTGCTATAACACCCCATGCACCTTCATCAATTACTAAAGTAAATGTGCCTGCGGCATCAACCTTATTAGTAATGGTAAGAGTAACTGCGGAAGGTGGTGGTGAGTAATCAGCAATGTCAAAAGTAAGTCCATAACGACTATCTCGAACATTAGATAATTGCCTACGAATAATTGATGCGCTAATAGTTGCGCCTGTTAAATCTATTGGAAGCTCTGTGCCAGTTGCAGTTAAAGTTAAATTCCAATAAGTAGCTTGGTTATAAACTAACTCGCCTGCAATGATTTGATTATCAAACCCCGATACTTGACGGAGTGAATTTTTATTAAAGATAGCCATGTTTTCCTCACTAGGTAAATAACGCAAGCATCTAACTGACGCAATGCGGATGGTCTTATCTTATAGAATTGCAGATTATTTTAACATATTTATCTGCATTTTTCTCTTTAATTCTAAAATTATATTGATTAGGCGGCTCAAATAAACTATCAGTATCTTTGTATTGACTTTCTTGAACTGTATCCATCCAAACCAATATATCAGCATCAACAATATGTCTATGAATAGCTTTAGGTGCTATAAAATCGCATACTATTAAATCATGTTTATCTGATAAGTTTTTAATTCTATGAGCTTGCCTTAATCGACCAGCTTCAGAAAAATCCCAATCATTGTATTCATGCCTAATTTCATCAGCGTTTAAATGTTTAGCATTAAGCTCTTTAGCCAATGCTTTTGCTAATGTAGTTTTGCCTGATCCTGATAATCCTATAATGGCAATTGTTCTAATTCTTGACATCTATCTATCGTTTCTTGTAATAATTCTATATTAATTTGTCTTTTATTAATTATAGGTCTTATATCGTGCTGACCTATCATATTATAAACTTTATCATCTTCAGGATGTTTGTTTGTAATATTATTAAAATCATGTTCAAAAATAGGCTCATCAATAAATAAATAAATGTTATTAATAGTTTCTTTTGTATTATTAATTAAATCATCATACTGAATAAATAAAAATGTATTATTGCCATTATTTTCTTTTGCCCATTTAATGCCATTTAATGATCTTACAATAGGCTCTGAATTGTCATCAAGCAATCCTTTTTCAAGATTACCATCCCAATTATTTTCTTTTCTTAAATTTACAAAAGATTTAACAATATCAACTAAAGGTCTTTCTAATACAATAATTTTTATATTTTCTGTAATATATCTTTGCATTAAAAATAAATTAGCAGGTAAAGTCCATGATCTGCATTTATCAATAATAATTGGTTTGCTTACATTTTTATAATAAATATAAGGAATAGCTGAAATAATATCTAATTGAGTTTGTTGTCTATGATTTGCTACTAATTGCTCTTTGCAATTAATGTCGCATGATTGATCTAAATCCCACATCATCTGACAAACTGCTGAATTGCCTTCAGCGTGAATGTCAGGATTTTGAGATAGTATTGAAGATAAAAGAGTTGAACCTGATCGTGGTAGCCCACTTAATCCTATAAATTTTTTCATATATTTTCTTTTCTTATATTGTATTTTTTATTTATACATTTTCAATTTCAGGTGGTTGTGGTTTAAGCAAAATTTCATTTGTTGTTGTTTGTAAATACCATTGATCTGCAACAACATCGTCTGCGCAATCTTTCCAATATAAAGGTTCTGCTACAGGAAATGTTGCACCATCATTAACAATTTGCGCCACTCTTTCACCTATAACATTTCCTTCATAATCATAAGCTAATTCTAAAGGTGATATTAATGCTTTTTTCATAATTTATCCTTTTATTCTAATATTCAATTGTTACTACGCCATCTCCGCCACTAGGGGCGGTTGTTACGCCTCTAGAACCGCCGCCACCGCCACCACTATTACCATTAGATGAATTGGCAGCTCCACCACCTCCCCAAAAACTACTTCCTCCTCCACCCGACATTGCTCCAGCGACACCACCAGTCCCTCCGCCGCCACCGCCACCAGTTATATTAAAATCACCACCTGAACCAACCCCACCATTGCCGCCTGATGCACCACTACCACTCGCTCTTATACCACCACTACCACCAGTTGCAGATATAGTAGAAATGCTTTGAGTGCCTGAAGATACTGATGATGTTGATCCTGAAGATCCATTAGTGGCATATCCTCCACCTCCGCCACCACCGCCAATAGTAATAGATAATGTATTTCCTGGCGTTACACTTGATAAATATTTAATTGCAGTTCCGCCAGCACCGCCACCCCCGCCGCCAGCGCTCACATAACGACCACCACCACCACCGCCGCCACCTGTTACAGTTACTTTAAGAACTGTTTTGCCTGATGGAATTGTAAATGTTGAAGTTCCTGATGTATAAGCAGAAATACCGCCAAGACCACCACCACCTGATGCGGCAATCGTAATTGAACCAGTTCCATTAGTAACTGTAATTCCTGATCCAGCAGTTATTGTAGCTTTTGTTAAAGTATTGCCTGTGGTATTGCCAATTAACAATTGACCATTAGTATAAGTTGATTGTCCAGTTCCACCATTAGCAACGGCTTGAGTGCCTGTAACGCCTGTTGCTACATCAAGCTGACCTGATGTATTTACTTTGTTAGCCAATTGGCTTAAATTAAAAGCTTGTGTCATTTTTTCCCCTTATGCCGCACCTGCGGATGCAAATGTTTGTTGAATAAATACGACTGAAGTTGTTGTATATGCAGTTGTTAAACTCCACACACCTGTGGCAGTAGTATAATCAACAGATTCCTCTAATAATAACCCATTTGCGTATAAATTGAAAGCGTTAGCGCCAAAATTGAATGAATAATTAATTTGGCCTGCTACGCTAAAAGTTAATACATTAACAGGTGTTCCTGTAGGTGTTGTTAAATTATTACCACTAAATTGAATATTGATTAATTTACCAGTTGTTGTTGATGGAAAATTGCTTAATGTATTTCCTGCTATATCAAAATCTTGCTCATTTAAAACAGTTCCGTTTATAAATAATAATTCGTATCCTGATTGAAACTCCCATAATGTAGGGGTAAAACTAGAAGCTAAAGTTAAATCTTCTTCCCACCTTGTAAAAGCAGGATAAGAAGCATTTGTAGCGCGATAATTATAAATATTATCGCCAGCTACAACACTTGTTACAGTTGTTGTAAAAGTAATAGTTCGCGTTGAATAATTAACGCTTGATACAGTATATTGAGTTGGAGTGCCTGTATTAGCAAAAGTCATTTTACTGCCAGCTATAATAGCTTGATAAGGCATAGTTGCGCTATCCCAAACTACATTTGCACCTGCTACACTACTTACAGTTATATGAGCGTTGTCATAAAATACGCCACTAGATTTAGCTCTCATAGATATAATTGCAATGACATCATTTAAAGTAGCGCCTACGCTTAATGTAACGCTTGCTGATGCGTCTGTATATTCTGTTTCAGATAATAAACAACCATTTTGAAATACTAAACATTGATCAACAATATAATTAGCATCGCGAGTTACACTAAAGACAGTTTGACCTGAAGTTGCATCAAAATTATCAATCGTAATAAAAAAGTCATCAGGTGCAGTAAATCCTACCACTCGACCATAAACATCAATGGTTAAAGTAGCGGCACTTCCTGTTTTGGTAGAAGGGCCACCAAAATCTAAAAATTGATCTAATGAAGCTACGACTTGACCTGAATTTGTATTTTGAACTTTAATTTGACCTGTGCCGATTGTCGTAGTGCCTGTGCCAATTACTTGCCCAGTAGCTTGATCTAAATCAATAATATTTGTGCCATCAGGCAAAGCTGACCATATTCTAGGATTAAATTTTAATGCAGTAGTAGGAACAAAAGAACCAGTAGCTCCAGCGTAACCTGCAAAGTCTGTATCAAAACTAAATTTACGACTTTGACGATTTGCAAAAGCAAGATAAATATTAGTGCCAAAAGCAGGATTAGCTATATACCATTTATAATCGGAAGGGTTAGAAGATGGGCTTGATGATGCAGTATTAAATAAACCAAAATAAGTTCTATTTGTAGGGCTAAAATTAAAGTTACTTGAGCCAGTAATATTGTCAGCATAAGCTACAGATATATATTTTTCTGTATATTGAAATGTCATTGGTCGCCATTGGAAAACGGCTGAAGCTAATGAAAAATCACTTGTTGCAATTTGATTAACCATGCGACTAAAGAAATACCAATTACCTGCTGAAATGCCATAGAGTTGAACAGTTGGCATAGCAGTATTAGGACTATAAGGGTTACCATTAGACTGAATGGCCGTAGTGCCTGCAAATATAAGTTGAGCAGTAGTTGGGTATTGATAAGCTGAATACCATATTTCAGCATATTGAGTTATGCCAGCACTTGAAGTTGTAATAGTAATATCAAAATAAGGATTATCAACTGAAGGATAATTAGCTGATATAACAGGAACAGGAATTGTGCCAAAAGTAACAGGTGAACCTATACCTGTATTGGGTGCAGGTGTAAATTGAGTTATATTGCGATCATCATAAACTTGTGGATTATATTCCATCAAAGTTAATTCAGCCGTAATCGCACCTGTTTCAGCTATTTTTTCTATAACTTTTGATACTCTAAATAATTTAGCCGCCCATCCATAATTAGTATTAGTTACTGTTACTATATCGCCAGCTTCTAATTGAATACCAATATATGTAATTTCTAAAACAACCTGTAAATCTTCTCTTGCCGCTTCCAACATTCTGTTTGCTAAATATTGAGCCGTTACATTGTTATTTGTTAAATATAAATTAACTGATTGTTTATTAACAGGCTCATTTGGAAATAATAATTGAGGTGCAATAGTTTGAAGATTAAATGTTGCTGAATTAAATGTATCTTTTTCTGATACATCAGGAAATTTAACTTCTATTACATTAAACGAGTTTGCTAAATCTATTGGTGTTATTTGTATAGGAGAAATAATATTACTATCGCTTAAAGCCATTGCTACTGTATAAGATGGCGTTTGTGTAATAACGCCCCAAGTGCCTGTAATCTCATTATACTTAACCAAACAATCGCAACAATCTGACATTGCTTGAATGTTTTGCATAATTTTTTGATTAGTATCTATTACGCCATTAAATTGAAATCTTGGTTGAGTTGAGCTTCCGCCTGTATATGGAATATAAGTAAAAGATGCGTTTGAATAAGTATTTAAAGCAGTTAATGATGTAGTATCAATTAAAGATGTAGCAATTGCCGCACCATATCTTGTAGAAGTAAAATAATCTAGGAAACAATCGCCTGGAGCAATTCTTGAGTTTGTTACTTCAAACCTTGTAGATTGCAATGCAGTTAAAGCACGATCAGCATTATATTTAAGATGAATAATAGCAAAAGCGCAATTGCTCATTAATTTAGTGCTATTCCATGTATAAATTAATCCTGCGGATTGCATAACAGATATAGCAGTTAAAGGGCTATTGCTTGGATTATTTGAACCATTTCTATACAAATAAATATCCATATAACCTGCTATATTTTGAACTTCGCCAGTTGATTCATCTTCTAATGAATCGACAGAATATCCATTAGCATTAAATATACAACGCTTTCCACCCCAATAAATATTTCCAAAAGTAATTGTGTCAGGTGATCCAACTGTTTCTGTATTCGTTACTTCACATAATGAAATAACCCAATATATATCTTGATTGTCTGAAGTAATAGACATATCAGTAACAATGCCACCTACATAAGCTTTACCATAAACAACTGGTAATTTATTATCGCCAGCAGGAGGAAGTTGTTGGCGACTGCCAGGATTGGGCTGGCTAGGCATTTCATTATTTAAGCTTGGTGGTTTTGGAGCAAAAAGACTAGATACAATAGTTGATGCAATCATATTAATTGCAAAACCAACAACTGTTGCAGTAAACCCTGAAAGACCGATAGCGGCGGCAATAATAGAACCTGCTGCTAATGCTTCAGAGCAATATAAAAACCAAATTAAAAAAATTAATATAAAACGAATCATTGCATCCAATTTTCTTCTATTTTAGTAAATCCAAATCTTGCATAATTAATATCAGGGCTTGTTGTCATTTTTGTCATCGTAAATAATTTAATTCTGCCTTGATCTTTTAGTTCTTGAGCTTTATCTATATAAGCTTTTAATAATTTATATCCAACTGTTTTATGTCTATATTCAGGTTTTACATACCAAGCTAATTCATACAATGCTAAAGTTTTATCACACCATACGACAGGGCTAATAATGCCCATAATAAATCCTATGTTATCTTCTACAAAAATGACACCTCGACCTGCAATAATACTATCTATAATGGAATTAAAATAATCAGGATTATCAATATCTTTATATTGCTCTATTGGGCTTTCATCCCTAAACATTCGCATCATATTTTGTAATTGTATTTTGTCGTATTTTGTAGCTTGTCTTATCATACATCCTTGCCAAAAGAATAATTAATTGTTTCTATAAATCCAACTCTTGCCATAGAAGTATCCGTAGGATTCCAATACATCCAAGCGTTATCATTGGTATATCGACCAGCAGTTCTATTTTGTAAAATAATTTGAATGCTTGATGCCGCTATATTTATAACGCCAACATACATTCTTATTTCTTCCATCCATTGTTCGGATATGGCAAAAGAATTTACATAGCCTGTAAAAAATTTATATAAACCGCCTGTGCCGCCTGTTGTTATTAATGCGCCATTTGTATCAAAAAATCCATGCCACATTTCAATATAAGAACCTTTTATTTCATGGCCTAATGTCCAACCTAATAAAGCGGTATCAATACCAACAATAGTCATACTTGTTTCGTTGGCAGTTGATTTAATATCTCTTTGAACATCATTAATTTTTACTAACCCAGCTAAAGCATCAAAAGGCTGACTATCAACTGCGGAAATTGTTAATGCGCTAGGTGTTGTAGCAAATCTATAAACAACACTTTCATAAACTGTTCCTGTGCCTGATCCAACACCTGTGGCTACAAATACTGTGCCATAGTTATTATTAGCCGCACCCCAAGAAGTCCAATCAGTAGGATTAATTCCGCCAGTAACAGTAGTTCTAACTGTATAAGTTTGACCAATGACAAGATTGCCAGCAGTAACAGTAGCTCGCGTAGTAACGCGAACAAAGTCTGCCATTCTTATATTGTTAGTATTAACGACTGGTGTTATTACATTCATAGGACATCTTCGAAAGCTACAAAAGCACCATTCCAAGAGATAAATGAATCATTAGTCATAGGAACTAATGTATAGGTAGGATACTCTCTTAAAATTACAGGGAATGTAGTTCCTGTATAACTTGTGCCACCTAAAGATATAGTTGTTCCGTATTGACCAATAACTGCGGCAACTGCACTTACTAAAGTATCAATTAAATTTCTGTGAACAGGAATATTGACAGTTGAACCTGATCCTCTTTGAACATCAGCCGTTGCAATATAAGCATATCGACCAACTTGGCAAAAATCGCCTTTTTTTACAATGTAAGCACTTGAAGATATACTAGGTAAGCTACCTAATACAAGCGTTTTATTAGCGCTTGAAGTTTGCCATTGACAAGCCGCTATTTGACCTGTTGTCATATCACCTTGATAGGCAATATAATTAAGCCAACCTGTAACGCCAAAATTTAAAAATTGCTCTGTAGCTTTGTCATTGGTTCGCAAAGTTGATAATAAACTTCTATTTTGACTATAAAGCAAATAATTCATTGGCTTCATAGTAAATTCAAAAGGTTGAACAGTAAGTAATTCTGAAGTAGAAATGCGTTGATTACGACTTAAAACTTGTCCTACAAGTTTTTGATCGTTTATGGCAATGGATTCACAAACAGATAGTATTGTATTTAATGACATAACTTATGATCTCGATTGTGGCAATGATCTTGTAGCGGATTGATTAGCCGCAAATACCGCTTGTTTATTTCTTGATAAAAATTGTGTTGCAGATTGCGTATCAATAGCGCTCATGCTTGCAATATAAGGGCCATTATACACTACTTGAGGGCCACCGCCCATAGAGCCTAATTGATTATTTGGAATAATAGTGCCACTTGTTTTTGGTATCATTAATTCAGGCCCTTGTTCGCCAACAAGATATGGTGCGCCACCGGAAACATCGCCACCGCCAGCTCTAGCACCTATATGAATTGATCCGCCTACTGCGCCTGTAGAACCTGTAAACATTCCACTTCCGCCGCCACCAAATAAACCGCCAAAAAATTTACCAATGCCTGATTGTTCAAATATGGCCATAGCTTGTGCTTTTAATTGTATTTTAAGTAAATCACTAATAATGCTACGAGCTAAATCGCTAAAGTTTAATTTACCTGTTTGCACAAAGTTATCTAATGCAGTTTCCATATTTTGTGTTACAGACACAAATGCTTGCTCACCTAATTTAGCCGCATTAGAAGCGTTATCAGCATAAGTAGCAAAAGCTTTTTTCCAGCCATACTCAAAACTTCTTTGTTGTTGAGCAATAGCAAATTCCTCTTTAGCTCTATTTATTTCTGTTTGCGCCCATTCATTAGCTTGTTCTTGCGACATTTTGCGACCAAATTGATCGCCTAAAAGTAATTGTTTACGCTTTGCTTCAATATCAAATAATTCAAGTTTTAAATTTCTTTCGTTTTCTGTTAAAAATGCTAAATCATTTTCTAATCTATATCTTTGTCTTTTAGCTTCAGAAATCATTATTTCTTTTCTGTAAAACTCTTCTTGCCTTTTTAATGCTTCTTTTTGTCTTTTAGCTTCAGCTTCAGCTTCTTTATCTTTTGCCGCCGTAACTTCTCTAATATCTTTTTTATCTGCGGCTATGCCACCAATGCCTGACATAATGCCAGGAATATTAGCGCCTTGAACCGATCCGCGCGTAGGCATTTCAAACTTTTGTATGCCTTCTTTATCTTTCCAAGCCGCCCACCATCCAGCTTCTTTTCTAACTTCAGCAAATCTATCAACTATGCTTTTTGATCTATTATCATAATTTTCCATAGCAATAGTTAAAGATTCAAAAGCTGGAGCTATTACTTTAGCAATAGTTACTTTTAAATTTAAAAAATATCTATCTAATCTATCAACGGAATTTCCTATACTTTTAAATACTTCATCAGAATCCGCAAATTTACCTTTAGACCTGTCAAACTCATCCGCCATCCCTTTAATATCAACGCCGCGAATACCTCGACCAAGCATGTCCATAGCTAAAGCATTTCTTTTAAGCGGATCTTCAATACCCGCTAATGATCTAATAGTTTTTTCAAATAATTCTTGAGGGGCAAGCGTTCTTAAATCTTTTAAAGATACGCCAATAGATAAAAATGCTTTTTGTGCTTTTTCCGAGCCTTGAGCCGCTTCATCAATTTTATTGGCGAATGATGCCATAAGCTTACCAGCATCATCAGCATTGCCACCATTGGTTGATAAAGCTTGCGACATTCGCAATATAGATTCAACAGACATTTCATTAGCTTTAGCGACATCATTTATTTTGTCAGCAAAATTAACTGCTTCGCGCGCAGTAGCGGCAAAAGACAATCCAACTGCCACTAAAGATAATTTAGCGCCAGCACCAAAGCTTTCTACTTTGTCTTTAGCCTTACCTAAATTAGCATTAAATCAGCCTGCATCAAGTCCAAGTAAAACCGCTAACCTTGAAATAATTGCCATGATTATTTACCTTTGAATCTGTCCATTTTAAAGTCAGGCGCTTGCGTCATAAATGTTAATAAAGATTCGCTAGGATCAGCTTTCTCTACACCATAAAAATATTCATAAGCACCACCTAAAACGCTTTTCAGAGTATAAGGTTGGCTATTGCTTGCTCTTAAATAATTAAAAACTCCAGCTATCAGAGTTCCTTGCATAGTTAATAAGCTTCTATTTCCAACTAACCCATCAGCATACATGACTGTTATTTCATTCATGGTTGCTTCATCAAGCGCATCTATATCTTGTATTGTATGCCCGTTAAAGACCATAGCCGCCCGCACTTGGGTTCTTAACGAGCCTACTACTTTGACTTTATGTCTTTATAGTCAGGGCTAATAACCTCGTTAATTTTTTCCACTAAAGTCATTTGAACTGTTAATGGAAATTCAGCTTCTACATCTTCATAAGTTATATCTTCTAATGATCCTGTTTCAGGTATTAGAAATTTAATATACTCAACTATTCTATATTGCAATATATGTTTATTTGTAGCGGTTTCTCTAATTGATCTGCCATCAATAATAAAGTCATTATCTTTAACTTCCACACCTTCTTGATCTTTAAGATTTTCAAAGGCTTTTATCATTAACTGATATTCTGCTTCAATCTTTTCTTCGTTAGGATTTTTAAAGTAATTATAAATAGCTTCAATTTCTTGAACGCTTGGCACTCTTACTTTAAATGTATGATCGCCTAATTCAAACGACCTAGTTAATACTGATAATCTATTTTCCTCGT